CATGGCCAGATCTAATGGCGGAATAATCGGTGTAAGTAATAAAACTTCTTTCGGGAAGTGTACGGTTACATCAAAAACATCATCAGGAGATATTACATTACAACCAGGCACTAGATTGGTAAGAACTTTAGTAGTAGCTGGTGGTGGCGCAGGAGGTGGTGGTGGCGCAGGAGGTGGTGGCGCCGGTGGTTTAAGAGATATAGAAATTAATGCACAAGGAACTGTTCCTGCAGTGGTAGGAGCTGGCGGAGCTAATAATGGATCTTTATCTCCAGGAATAGGTGCTAGTGGTGTTAACTCTAGTATTGCAGCTTGTGGAACAACTCATAGTTCATCAGGAGGAGGTTTTGGAGGTGCTGGTTTTGTACCTGCGGGTGTTGCCTCACCCGGAGGTTCTGGTGGTGGAGGACAATATAGACCAGGTGGTCCAGGACCTGGTGGAACAGGTAATGCTGGAGGATATAGTCCATCAGAAGGAAATCCAGGTGGAGTAGGACATCAAGGTTGTGGTGGTTCAAGACCTCAAGGTGGAGGGGGTGGTGCTGGTGGTGCTGGTTCAGCTGGACCATTACCAGATACTGCACCAAATACTGGTGGACCTGGTGGAAACGGTGCCGTAAGTAATATTACAGGTAGTTGTGTAACTTATTCTGGAGGTGGTGGTGGATCTATAGCTAGAGGAAACCCTACTTATGCTCCTAATGCAAAATCTAGCGGAGGACCTGGAGGTGGTGGTGCTGGTGGTGCTGGTGCTTCAAGAGGTTGTGCAGGAACTGCAAACACTGGCGGTGGTGGCGGTGGTGGTGGTGGTGGAGTTGCTGGTGGATGTTGTCAACAATTAGGACAATCAGGAGGTTCAGGAATAGTTATCGTAAAAGAATTAAACAAAGCAAGTGGTGTTTGGTCAATGCAAAGTCAATTTAGTGCACAGTCTCAAGGAACATGGCCATCTTTTGGTTTTAATATAGATTATTTAGTAGTAGCAGGTGGAGGTGGTGGAGCTTATCGTGGAAATGGTGGAGGTGGTGCTGGAGGTTATAGAGCATCAGGTTATGGTCCATCTCCATCACAAGGATCTTCTTTATTTTTAGCACCTGGACCTTTTGGAGTTACAGTTGGTGCAGGTGGAGCTGGTTCATCTGGAACTGGCGATAATGGTGGTGATGGAGCTGTAGGAACTAATTCAGTCTTTTCAGATATAACATCAACAGGTGGTGGCGGTGGAACTTATGGTACCACAACAGAACCAACTAATGCTGGTGGCTCTGGTGGTGGCGGTGCTGGTGGACCAGATTCGGTAGCTGGTGCTGGAAATACTCCACCCACAGATCCTCCTCAAGGAAATAATGGTGGTACTGGTCATCCAAGTTATGGTGCAGGAGGTGGTGGTGGAGCTGGCGCTGTTGGTAATAATGCTCCAGGTTCAACTGCTGGAACAGGTGGTGCTGGTATAGTAAATACGATTACATCTTCTTCAGTTCCTTATGCTGGTGGTGGCGGTGGTGGTTCTGAATCTCCAGGAACAGGAGTTTCTGGTGGAGCAGGTGGTGGAGGACAAGGTGGTTCTCGAGCAGGTAATGCAGCTGCTGGATGTGCAAACAGTGGTGGTGGCGGTGGTGGCGGTGGTTATAACACTCCATCTCAAACAGGAGGAACAGGTGGACCAGGTGTAGTTATTGTAAGAGGACCTAGTGCAATTACATTTGCAGTAGCTCCTGGAACAAACTCAACATCAACTCACCCTGGTGGAGATAAATTAGCTACATTTACCGTTTCTGGAACATTGACAATTTCATAACAAATGTTAAAACATGTTCATAAAGAAATATGAACCTAACAAATTATTATTGGTATTTTCAATCAGCAATTCCAGAACGTATATGTGATGACATTGTTAAATACGGAAAACAACTTCAAGAACAAATGGCAGTCACTGGTGGTTATGGTAATAAAAAATTAAATCAAAAACAAATTAAAGATTTAAAAACAAAAAGAGATTCTAATATTGTTTGGATGAATGATAGATGGGTATATAAAGAAATACAACCTTATGTGCATCAAGCAAATGCTAGCGCTGGTTGGAATTTTAATTGGGACTTTAGTGAGTCGTGTCAATTTACAAAATATAAAAAAGGCCAGTATTATGATTGGCATTGTGACAGCTGGGATCAACCTTATCAACGACAACAAGGTGATCCATCGCACGGTAAGATTAGAAAATTATCTGTAACAGTAACATTATCAGATCCAAAAGATTACAAAGGTGGTGAGCTAGAATTTGATTTTAGAAACAAAGATCCAGATAAGAAACCTAATATTTTAAAATGTAAAGAAATATTACCTAAAGGATCTTTAGTTGTATTTCCTAGTTTTGTATGGCATAGAGTATGTCCAGTTAAAAGTGGAGAAAGAAACAGTTTAGTAATATGGAATTTAGGATACCCATTTAAATAATATGAAAAAGAAAAAAGCTAAAACTAGAAAACAAAAAATAAAAAAAGAAGTAATTGGTTATCCAAAACAATTACAACTAGAACAATATTTTTCAACACCGATATGGTTTGCAGATGAACCTAAGTTTGTAGATAGTTTAAACAAAGCATCAGATAAATATATCGAGGCTTCTAAGAAAACGTTAAAACCACAAATAGATGAAAGAAACAAAAAATTTGGTGACAAAGGTGATATGGGTCATGTGTTTCATTCAACAACATTAATTGGTAATCCTAACTTTGCAGAATTACAAAATTACATAGGTGCAACGGCACATAATTTATTAGGTGAAATGGGTTTTGATATGTCAGGTCATCAATTGTTTACCACAGAAATGTGGGTGCAGGAATTTGCTAAGAAAGGTGGTGGACACCACACTTTACATACGCATTGGAATGGTCACATATCTGGTTTTTATTTCTTAAAAGCAGATGAGTCTACATCATTACCTATGTTTGAAGATCCAAGACCAGGTAATGTTATGAACCTTTTACCAGAAAAAGATAAAACAAAAGTAACTTATGCATCATCACAAATTAGTTATAAAGTTAAACCAGGTAGAATGATATTTTTTCCATCGTACCTACCACATCAGTACATTGTAGATATGGGTTATAATCCATTTAGATTTATACATTGGAACTGCCAAGCAATACCGAAAGGAGTATTAAATGTCGTTCAAGAAAAATAAATATACAGTATTAAAAAATGCTATCTCACCGGAGATTGCAGAGTTTGTTTATAAATATTTTTTAAACAAAAGAAATGTTGCAAGGTTTTTATTTGATAACAAATACATTTCACCGTTTACAGAATACTTTGGTGTGTGGAATGATGAACAAGTTCCTAATACTTATTCACATTATTCTGATATTGCTATGGAAACTTTATTAATGGAAGTAAAACCAGTTATGGAAAAGCACACCGGTATTAAGTTAAGTCCTACATATTCCTATGCAAGAATATACAAAGAAGGTGATGTATTAGCTAGACACAGTGATAGATACTCTTGTGAAATATCTACAACATTAAACTTAGGTGGTGACCCATGGCCAATATATTTAGATCCAACAGGTAAAAAAGGTCAAGCCGGTATTAAAATAAATCTTAATCCAGGTGACATGTTAATATATTCTGGTTGTGATCTTGAACATTGGAGAGAAGAATTTAAAGGTAAAGATTGTGGACAAGTATTTTTACATTATAACAAAGCTAATTTTAAAACAGCTAAAGAAAACTATTTAGATAAAAGACCTTTACTAGGTGTGCCTGCTTGGTTTAAAGGCACAGCATTGACAAAATCAAAAAAATAGTCTATACATTAGGCTTGCAGGGGGATGATCCACCACTGATTCCCTCTGCTTTAAACATATTGAAATCACTTACAATCTGCTATACTACCTAATAAACAGGATTTTTATATGTTACAAAAACTAGGTTTTTTACCAGGATTCAACAAACAAGTTACATCTACAGGTGCAGAGTCTCAATGGATAGACGGAGAAAATGTACGTTTTAGATACGGCACACCAGAAAAAATAGGTGGTTGGAGTCAATTAGGTGCATCTAAATTAACGGGTGTAGCTAGAGGTTTGCATCATTTTGTAAACAAAGCGTCAACAAAATTTGCAGCTATAGGAACTAATAGAATTTTATATGTATATTCTGGAGGTGTATATTATGACATACATCCTTTAGTTAATCCATCAGGAACAGCTATTACAAGTGCGTTTAGCACGACTAACGGATCACCTACAGTCACTATAACAGCTAACGCAAACGGTTTTCAAGCAGGTGATATAGTTTTATTTGGAGATGCCTCTACTTTTTCAGCTATTACTAATTCTAATTTTGCGGCTGCAGATTTTGCTGATAAAAAATTTATGGTTACATCTATTGTAGATGGTAACAATTTTACAATTACAATGCCTTCTAATGAAACTGGTAGTGGAGCTACTACTTCTGGAGGTATTACTTATTACAGATATTATCATGTTGGACCAGCAGAACAAATAGGAGCGTTTGGTTGGGGTATTGCATTATGGGGTGGTAACATACTAGGTGCAATTACAACTACTTTAAATGGAGCTATTACAGGTACAACAGGTGGTAATAATAGTTCTTCAACAGAAATTACATTAACTAGCACTACAGGATTTCCATCATCTGGTACAAACCATGTTACAATAGGAACAGAAGAAATATCTTATACAGGTATTACAGGAAATAAATTAACAGGTATAGGAAGAGCGGCAAGAGGAACAACAGCTACTACTCATTCTAATGGTGCGACAGTAACTAACTCATCTAGTTTTACGGGATGGGGATCACCAGCAGCTAACACAGATAAAGTAACAGATCCAGGATTATGGTCATTAGACAATTTAGGATCAACTCTTATAGCATTAATACATAATGGTGAGTGTTTTCAATGGGACGGTGATGCAGCAAATGCAACAGCAACAAGAGCAACTATTATTACAGGTGCACCAACAGCGTCACGTGATATGTTAGTCTCTACACCGGATCGTCACTTAGTATTTTTTGGAACAGAAACAACTATTGGTGATAAAACTACACAAGACGATATGTTTATAAGGTTTTCTTCTCAAGAAAATATTAATGACTATACACCTACAGCTGAAAATAGTGCTGGTACACAAAGACTGGCCGCCGGATCACGGATCATGGGTGCTAAACTTGGTAGAAATGCACTTTACGTTTGGACA